AATAAGGTAGAATGGAATAAAAGAATAATGAACAAACACAATAAAAAATAATATGCAACAAGATAACAGATTTGGATACAAAGTAGAAAAAGGAACAATAGAGTTCGGTGGTAAAACAATTAACAAAGATAAATTATATCTAATTGATTTTAGTAAATTAAATTCAGTCAATGATTTAGTTTTAATCTTATCAGCAATGTCGATTGCATTTCCAGGAGACCATCCACACATTGAGGTATTGAAACCATTCTTAAATACGGATAACCCAATGGATATCCCTAATAGAGTTGAACAACCTAAATCAACAGAATTTAAATTACCAAAATTAAAAGGCATTAAATAATATGGAAGATAAATTTGCACCAATTGGAGAAGATAATTTTAATAAATTAGTATCGATTATTTCTAAAATATCCTCACACTTACCAGAACACGATGCACCATTCATTTGGAATATGTATAATGATACTAGAGGTGTGAATCAAGCCCAACCGTGCACTTGTGGAAGTGCAGGAAGATATTGGGGAGAAGCTGTTGCACATTTAAGACTTTGGTTAAGAGAAAGAGGAGAAAATTTTTAATTATGTATTACATTTACCATATACCAGGAATTAAAATTGGATGTTCAACAAATGCAAAACGAAGAGTTAATGACCAAGGATATAGCAATTTTGAAATACTTGAAGAACATAATGATATTGAACTTGCAGCTAAAAGAGAAATTGAATTGCAAAAAGAATATGGTTATCAAGAAGATAATGTAAAAACAAATTATGTTCAACATTATGAATTTGGAAAAATAGGTAGAGCAAATATGACACCTGGTAAAGGAGCTAAAACACAAATCAGAAATAAGATTGGAATGTTTGCATATACCAAAGAAGAAAGATTAGCACTCAATACTAAAACAAATATAATAAGAGCAAGAATAAGTGCTGAAAAAAGAAGAAGACCTGTATCTGCATTTGATTTTAAAACAGGTAAACATATAGCAGACTTTCCTTCAATAAAAGATGCAGCTATAAAATTTAATGCATCTACTGGTAATGTTGGTAGTGTTATCAATGGTAGAAGAAATCATACAAAAGGATATACATTTAAATATGCATAACGAACTTACCAGTAGTTTAGAAATAGAATGTGCTAGAAGGTTATCAAATCTCTATGAACAATCTCATCCACTTTTAGTTAAGATAGCATTAAAGATTACAAAACAAAAGGAAACTGCAGAAGATGTCGTTATGGAATTGTATGAGTATCTCCATAAAAAACAAAATGTAAAATTGTTTTGGGGACCGGATAGCTACAACATCAAATATTGTTGCAAGTTTATCCGTCATAGATTTTTAAATAAAACGAAGAAACTAAATCGTATAACCTTAATGGAAGAATTGCCAGATAATGAAATTGATATACCATATGATTACGAAAAAGATTTTGACATACAAAAGGCACATCAATTTATATTAGAAGAATTAAAGAATTTGGAATCAACAAAGTTATGGGCCAGTTCTCGTATCTTCGAGTTATACTGGATGTCAACAAAAACTCTTGATGAAGTAGCAAACGATATAGGAATAAGTAAGTCGACTGTCTTTTTATCAGTCAAGAAAGTTAAAAAATATTTAGAGCAAGTTATAGAAAATCCATTTGATGATAAAGAAAGTAGACCTAACAAAGATTAGAGTATGTAAGATATGTGGAGAAGAATATCAACCTACGAAAACAATACGGACATGTAAGAAGTGTACGAATGAAAAATCACGTTTGAATAGAATCAAATATAAAGCACAGGGTAAACTACCTGCTGACAAACCTAATTATCCATTCTCTAATGTAAGTAATCAGGCATCATTAAGATTTAATAGAATACAAAAAGAATTAAGAAATGCTTGGAAAGAAGGACCAGAAGCAGTTAAAAGACATTATGATAAACAATTAAAGGAAGCGGAAGAGTTAGGTATAATGCAATGGATTTTTGATAGAAGAACTACACAAGGTAAAAAGAATGGTAAGGCTGGTAGACCTAGTGATGCGAGAGTAGAATATCCATCAACAAAAAACATGCCGTATTAAATGGAACCCGAAATAACATATAACTACGTTTATTTCAATTTCGATTGGAGTTGGATTCGGGATAAACAAATTGTTCATAGAGGTAATCAATATGGTGGTACATTGTTTATATTAGATGAGTATGGTAATATGTTAAAAGGTTATGGATATGAACTCATTATGTAAAATAGGTTACAACCTAATTTTAAGGTGGCATCCTGAGGATATCTTTATAAAATGATACTCTTTACTACAAAAACATTTAAGTGGTGTTATAATTAATAGAGAACCGAATAAAAAACGGACAAAAACGAATTATGGGAAAGTTTGAAGTAGGAAATAAAATGGGAGGAAGAAAGCCAGGTTCTTTGAATAGAAGTACCGAACAGGCTAAACTAACTATTGCAAGATTAGCGAATAGAGGATTGGATAATATAATGGAGGATTTTGAAAAGATACGAAGAGAAAATCCCGTTGAAGCAGCAAAACTATATTTGAAATTAATAGAATATATTGTACCAAAGAAATCTTCAATTGATATATCAGGCGAAGTAAATCATAAAGTACAGCAAATTAGTATTAACATAAACAGAAAGGAAATTGGAACTAACGATTAATACAACAATAACCTTTGATAACATAATGAGCAGTACATATAAAGTTGTTCATAATGTTGGTGGGACCAGGTCATCGAAATCATATTCTGCCCTACAATATTGTATAGTCGAAGCAATACAAAAACCCACAATCATTACAATAGTTCGTAAAACAATACCTTCATTGAAGAGAACTATAATGAAGGATTTTAAAGATATCCTAACTGATTTAAATTTATGGCATGAAGAAGATTTTAATGTTACTGATAGAGTATGGACTTATGATAAGAGTATAATACAATTCATATCAACGGATGATGCTGAAAAGTTAAGAGGTATTAAATCCGATATACTTTTTATAGATGAAGCCAATGAAGTCGACCAGGAATCATACTTTCAATTATCAATCAGAACAACGAACAAAATAATATTATGTTACAACCCGACAATATCCCCGTACCATTGGTTAAGACAGATGCAGGATTGTGATAGATTTGTCACAACATATTTGGATAATCCTTATTTGGATAAAGAAATCATAAAGGGTATTGAAGAACTAAAAGATAAAAATGAAAAATACTGGAAAATCTACGGACTTGGAGAATATACAGCAAATGATAAAGCTATATTTGAATTTGACATTATTGATGATAGCGATGGTGAGTTTGTTGCCTTTGGTTTTGATGCTGGCTATTCTAATGACCCCAGTTCTTTGGTGGCAGTCTACAAAAAGGGTGATGAACTTCATTTGGAAGAATTACTTTATGAAACACGTCTTGTCACATCAGATATCATCGACAAATTCAAAAGACTTGACATCGACAAAGGACACGAAATCTGGTGTGATAGTTCAGAACCAAGACTAATAGAGGAGTTACATAGAAGCGGATTCAATACTAAACCGGTTGTAAAAGGACCTGATAGTATTAAGTTTGGTATATCGGTGATGAAAAATTATAAAATAAAAATACTTAAAAACTCACAGAACTTAATCAATGAAATGTATGGATATGAATACATTACCGATAAGAACGGATACATAACAGACAAACCGCAAGATTATATGAATCACGCAATAGATGCAGCTCGTTATGCATGTATGATGAGTTTATCACAAAAAGCTAAAAACAAAGGAACATATGCAATTACAATCGGACAACACAAATATTAATAACGATAGATTGTGGGATAGAGATGAGATAGCAGAACTAATCAATTATGCTAAACATCTACAACAAGAGAATGAGGATTTACAAGCAAAGATGATAATGATGAATGCTAAACTACAAAACGAAGAAGCTAAAACAAAAAGATTAACAATAACATTAAACGGATTATTATATGGTGAAAGAAATTGAGTTGAGTGTTCCAACAGATTGGAGCGGAATAACATTAAAAAAGTATTTAAGATTACAAAAGGATTTAGTTTCCTATGGTGATGATGAAGAAGCTATGATTGCAGTAATGATGTCTCACTTATGTGGATTGGATGCTGAATACTTACATAGTTTATCAGTTGAGGATTACAATAACATAAGAGAAACGCTAACAGGCTTTATATCAAATACCGAACATCCTTTAATTAAATTTATTAAGATAGATGGTGTTGAATATGGATTTGAACCTAACATATCACAAATGCCTTATGGTGCATATTTAGATATCTCAAAGTATCAGACAATGACTATTGATGATAATTGGGCAGGTATCATGTCAATCCTTTATAGACCTGTATTAGATAAGAAGGGAGATATGTATCACATATCACCTTATACAGGTAAAATAGATAAAGAGAAGTTTTTAGGTGTAGGTATGGATGTTCACTTTGGTGCATTGTTTTTTTTTGTAAATTTGTCAATGGACTTAATGAACGCTATCCTGAAATCTTTGAAGGTGGAGGAGCTTCCACCCAACATCAAGTTAATTTTGGAAAGAAGTGGGGAGGTTATGCAACGATTGTTGAAATTGCAAACAACGACATCCTTAAATTCGACTTCGTAACTGACTTACCATTAGAGAAGTGTTTATTATATCTTGCTTATAAATCAGATAAGGTTGAATTAGAAAATCTTTTACATAGAGAAGCGTTGAAAAGACAACAGCAGGGATAACGATATTTCTGTTTTCTATTGTTATATCATAAAGATACTATGGCTAAATGGTCTAACTCACGTAATGGAAACCTTCGCTACTCTGTTAATAGAGAGAATGCGAGTGGTATATTCCTTGGCCCTACACAGGGTTTATCCTCACCAAAGAATAGTAGGAGAGCATGTCTATGTTTAGATAGTGATACCTATGATGTTAAGTGTTGTGAAGGTGCGTTAATGCAACAAGGGATTGGTGTGATACAAGGTACGAGAATACATACAGGTGGTGGATTTAGTGATGGTTATTCTGATGGATTTGACAATTAAGTAAACAAATTATAATATGGCTCAGCTAAGTAAACAGGCTTTAATAGTAGAAAACAACACAAGTTTTCCAAATAACAATACGAACTACATTACACCGGCAATCTTACGCAGTTTCAATGTGGATATGATTGACTCATTGGTGGATGAGAATGGATATATAATTGATAGTGGCAGTTGGAATAGAAGTATCTCTAGCTTAAATCAATTCACTGCATCAGCAAGTGGATTATCAACAGGTAGTTTATTAGTAACTGCTTCTGCGGTATCTAATGTAATTACTTTTACCAAAGGTGATAGTAGTCAATTTAGTGTGACTGTGGCGGATACAACTAATTTAGGCCCGTTAAACGCATTTACTGCATCTGCAACAATAAGTTTGAATAATCTAAACTTATGGACATCATCTTATCAGCCAGTAATTGTAAACTTACAGGCATCACAATCAATTGATAATACTAAATGGAATAATTTAGGAACTCAATCAGGTAGTTTCGTAACAGAGAGTGAGACAGGTA